TCGGTAAGACGCTGCCGACCGAGCTGGGCGCAAAACTCACCGATAAGAACAGCGGCCTCCCGCTGCCTGGTCGCGTCATCAATTGGGTCGTGCTCGAAGGCGGCGGCCAGACATTCGTCAGCGTGTCACAAACCGCGACTGATGGTGTCGCGCGGAACATATGGACCCTCGGCACGCTCGCCGGTGGTCAGAAGCTCGTCGCGCGCTGGCTCGATCCGGAGACGGGCGAGTCGGTGACGTTGGATACGGCGACGGCGATGGCTGTACCGGAACGAGCTGCATGGATTCGTTTGACGCCGGGATTCAGCAACTTGAACCCCGAGCGCCACGTGGGGGATACGGTCCCGATGTTCGTAGGTTATGAGGATCGATTCGCTAACGTCGGGGCGACGTGTCCGGGTAATGTGCCGTGGGAAAGTCTCACCTGGACATTTCAGAACTCCCCTTATGAAGATTCCGCGATCGTTCGCGGCATTGGGGCGCAGCGGCTCCCCGATGGCATCCTTACCAAGTTCGTTGCCATCCGCACCGGCGGCGTGATCTTCTCCGTCACGACCGACTGTGCATTAGCGGAGCGAACAATCACGATGACATATTCCTTGGCCGTGCGATCCTAGACGGCGGTAGAGACCAACAGGTAGTCGGTCACAACCGCCCAGACGATATGCGTGGCTACAGCGCCGGTTAGCGTCACGTACACATCGGCGCCAGTGGCGCTCAACTGCACACTCCAACTGAGCGCGCCGGGATCGGCTTCGCTGACCACGCTCGGCGGACTGCCCACAAGGGATAAGACCTCGCCCACGTTTTTTCCTGTTCGCACCAACAGCCATGAGCGACTTGTCCCCGTATCGGCGCGAGCCAACACGAGTACGGTCGCGCGCACCGTGCAGTCATTCGGAATACTCATCACCGGTACTTCTATGGGCGTCGCGTCGCTCGTCTCCCAGAACGGGAGATTGAGCGCCTGGTTCAGTGAAGCCGCGGAGCGATTGGTCTGGGCGATTGGCATGTTTAGATCACCGGTGTAAGCCAAGAGATCACAATGCATCCTGCCCGACCGGACCCGCCCGCATTTCCCGCCACTGCCGACGAGCCACCGCCACCACCGCCCGCTCCATAGAGACCGCCGTTCGAGCCGGCACCCGTAAACCCGCCGCCGCCACCACCACCTGGACCGGCTGCGTTGCCATCATCGGTCGATGTCCATTGCGTCCCGTTCGCGCCGGGATTATTAGCGGCCCCACCAGCCCCACCACCGGGAAAGCCGCCATTGCCACCTGCTCCCCCGGCAACATCGGATCCGGCCTCACCGACAACAGCGCCGGGCGCTAAACCGGCTGCGCCACCGCCACCGCCACCGCCCCGCGCGCCGGTTCCCGTACTCCCCGCGCCGCCCCCGCCACCCGTCGCCCCACCGGTTCCCCCTGAACCGCCGCCACCCGCGCCACCACTAGCGCCCGATCCCGCGCTCCCGCCGCTCGCCGAGACCGCGCCCGCATTCCAGGTCGTGGCGGCTCCCGCAGCACCGATGACATAGGAGACTGTGGCCGCACCACCAGGATCAAAATTGTTCTGGAAGCGGTAACCGCCCCCGCCGCCACCACCACCCGATCGGGTATTGGCACTACCAGCCGCTCCATTCCCCCCGCCGCCGAGCAACTCGACTTTGTTGTTCAGCGGGTTGAAGTCGGACGGGACGCTCCAGCTCGTCCCACTGGTCAGCACGACCACGCGTTGCGTGCCACGGTCGCCGAAGCGAATGCCGTCGATCCAGAAGTCGGTCGCATTGGTCGAGCCGCGACTGAATTCGATCGCGAGTCTCGTGCGCGATTCGGCCCCCGCAGGGACGAGAAATTTGTAGAGATCGATCTGCCATTTGTTCGCCGCGCGATACGTAAAGGTCTGCGTTGAGATGAGCGCGCCGCCGGCGTCGTGGGTGAACGTGACGCGATAGCTGGGGCTGCTCGCAATCGACGAGACCCGGCTGACGAACTTGAACTGATACCAGGTGCCGGGGTGCAGGGGAATGCAGAAAGCGCCCTTGGTGGGGTCATTGGTGGTGAGCCCGCGGAACGTGCCCGCACTACCTCCCGCCCCGAAGCTGAACTTTGCAGCAGCGTCGCCGGAGAAGATGGTGGACGTGTCCTTGGCGCACGCGGAGCTATCGCCCGTATTTACGGTCCAAGCGTGCGGCTGGCTCGCGGACTCCCAGACATCGAATTCGCCATTGGGGATCTCATAGATGAGCGTCTGAATCAACGTCCGTCCCTGTCCTTCGAGCTGCCCTTCCTTCACGATCTGCTTGCCGTCGTTGGTGGCTGATGCCGCCGCGAAGTCGCCGTCCGACATGGCCGGATCCCGCCGCAGCGGGTAGAGCGAGATCAGCCCACCGGCGGCCGCGGGGCCCTCGAGACGCGTCGGCTTGCCGCGGCCGACCGCACTCCACAGCGGGCTCGGATCGTAACCGGGCCCAATGTGTCTCCACCGGTAGTGCCGGAAGGCGTTGTCGAGCGGGAGCAGGTCGATGTAGGTCGCGGCCGCGGGGAGTGGCGGCAGATTGGCGATCGTCGCGAACGCCCCCGGTCCGCCGCTGCCGTCGTCGGGCGCGCGCTGCAGCTCCACCTGGAAGGTCGGCGGATCCCCGGGGATCATGTTGATGCCGATCCCGTGGCTTTCCGGCTGATTGCCGTCGAGGAACTTCTGCGGCAGCGCCACGTCAGGCCGCCCCGATCACGATCGCGATGCCGCCCGGATTCGGCGCGGTCGCGGCGCTGCCCGTCGTCGTGACGTCGCGCGTCACCTCTGCGGAGAATCCGCCCAGCGAGTCGCGATGCTGCAGGCCCACGCGGTACTGCGTGCTCAGCTCAAGGTCCACGAGTTCGACGCGCGTCGCCCCCGGCGGCAGCGTCTTGACGCGCACGCGCGGATCCGACGTCGGCGTCGCGAGTAGGACTTCGGTCGGTAGCCGCGTATCGCCCGGCGTGAACGTAACGACGAAGCGCCGGCCCGAGACCTCGGTATCGCCCAGCGCGGACGGCGCCGCCAGCGATGCCAGGGTGACATTGTCCGTCGATGGAAACGCCCACACCGATGGCAGATTGAGACTCGGGTCACTCAGGGGGGAGTCGTGGCCCATCACGGACCGCGCGCGCACCCAGATCTTCTTGCCGGCGGGCAGGTTGATCACCTTCACGGCGCCGGTGACTTTCACGCGCACCCCAAAGGTCCAGAGGGGGTCGCTCTCCACGGGCCGCGTGCCCACGCCGCTATCGGTCACGGCGTAGTGCATCTCGACCGGATTGTTCGCGGCATTGAGCGTGAGCGTGATGGTGATGCCGTGCGCCGTGTCGTCCGAATCGGTCGCGAGCGCCGAGAGCGTGGGCGCCGCGGCGATGACGTTCGGGCCCAGGTCGAGGGCGGAGAACTCGAGCTCCGGTCCGCGCTCGCGGCGCTGGGTGCAGATCATCAGCCGCGCGCCGCCGCGGAGGTTCGTCGCCGGATCGGGCATCGCGTCGATGTCGATGATCCGGAATTGTCCCTGTTGCCAGCCGGTTGTGTTGGCGGTCCGCCGGCAGCGCAGCGTCGCCTCGGCCGGCCCCGTGCCGAAGGGCGCGCGCAGCTCCTCAATCGCGCGCTCGAGCTGGCGACGCAGATAGGTGAGGCGGCTCTGGCCCTGGACGAGCTCGCCGGGCATCGCGCGGAAGCCGATCGCATCGATCGTCTCGCGCTCCTGGCCCATGTCGGAGCGTCCGAAGTCGAGAATGAGGAGGCGCTGCTGCACCTCCCGCAGGAGGAGGGTAGGGCTGACGGTGCGCTGCTCGACGGTGATGTCGTTCCCGTCCGGCCCTACCGGGACATCGACGTACCACTTGGCCTCGATCTGGGTGATCGCGCCGTTGCGGCCCTGCTTCCACGCGAAGGCGTCCGGAGCCTCGATGAGATCGGCGTCGGCGATGGTGGCGATGCCGACGAGCGTCGACGGCCGCCGGGTATCGAACACGACCACCCGGTTCTCCGCGTCGAGCCGCCAGCCGATGTTGTGCTCGCGCAGGATGGCTTTCGGAGCCCAGTCGCGCAGCTTCGCCCGCTTCCGGATCGCGCCGCGGAAGGTGCCGATCGTCTGATCGGCGATGAGCGTGGCGAAGCTCGTCGGCTCCGGGACGAACTGCTGCACCGGCGAGCCGTCCTTCTTCAAGCGCCCGAAAAAGCCGAGCAGGAGATCCTTGAGGAACTGGACCGCATGCACATCGGCGATCAGCAAGGGCGCGTCGTCCTCGGGATCTTCTTCCGTGATGATGACGCTGCACTCGACCGCCGTGCCGTTAGCCGGCATCGCGAGGTAATTCGTGTCCGTGACGTCCACCTCGGCGAGCACGAATTCCATCACGCGCTTGCCGAACAGGTTGCCGACCGCCGGCAGGCCGCCCTGGCGCACGATGCCGAGCTTGAACTGGCCGGTCGCGAGCGTGTCGAGCCGTTTCAGCTTCACGCGCGCGCTGGTGCTGTAGGTCACGCCCTCGGGAAAAAAGGCCGCGAGGTTCTCGCCCATCTGCCCCGGCCAGGCGCCGATGAACGAGCCTGAGACGCGCTCGAGCGTCGGCGTCATCCGATTGCGGGGATTCGAGAGCTCGGCATGGTCGACGAGGACGGACTTGATCGCGGCGCCACCGACGAACCCCGTCGCGGCCTGGATCTTGCCCTTGATCGGCAGCGAAGCCGGGATGCCGCCGTACGCGAACGCCGGCCCCACCGGCCAGATCTGGGGCGGGCCGGAGTAGGCGACCGAGCTGTGCGGGCTGCCGACGAAGACGTCGGGATCGAGCTCGTCGATGCCGTCGACCACCGGCGCGTTATAGGCGTTCTTCTCCTCGAGCTCCGTCAGGTCCAGGCGACCGGAGAAGAAGGCGGCCCAGGTAAGGCCGAGGTCGAGACTCTCCTCGTAACGCGTTTTGAGGCCGAGCAGCTGGTTGCGGTTCTTCGCATCGCCCAGGTACTGGGTGATGTAGCGTTGGAGATTCTGCCCCGGCGTGATCTTGGGATCGATGAGCGCCGCCGTGAGGGTACGGGTCTGCAGGACGCGGCTCAGCGGATTCCACTTCCCGCTCGGCCCCGATTCGGGCTCGCGGAGGTAGGGGTAGAAGTGCAGCGGCGTGTCGATCGTGCCGGCATCGATGCCGACCGGCGTCAGGTCGTTGAGGCCCGCGCTGTCCCGGCCGAGAGCGGGGATGCCGTCGAGGTCGAAGCCCCAGCGGCCGCCGAGGCCCGTCTCGTCGATGTAGATGCCGCCGGCGTGCTGCTTCACCTCGGCCGGGGAGAGAACGCGGGAGTACACGCGCACCTCATCTAGCTCGCCCTCCCACGCTTGCGTCGCATCGAATCCGCCACCGATCGAATCTTGATCCTGACCTAGGACAACAGCGCCTGCACCCGCAATGCTGTGACCCGTCTGAATCCCGCTAGTTGAATGAATCAGCACTCCGTCTCGGTACAACTTGAGCGCGCCATCGCTCGATTGCCACGTGAGAAGGTAGTGATGCCAAAGGTGATCATCGGCGATCGCTGTGTCATCGTTGACTGCCGTCCCATTAAGAAGGCACCCGACGCGCAGCGTACTCGATACCGTCTCCACTCCGAACAGGATGTGATTGGTGTTGACGCCCGTCGCGTAGCTGAATGCCCAACTTGATGAAGTCTGCGACACACCCGAGTCGAGTCGCCCAAAGAACTCGACGGTCAGTGACGTGGTTGGCCACGTCCCGACCGGATTGCGGATGAGATAGCGGGAGACCGTCGCGCCGATCCGGACGGCTTTCCCGAAATCCCTTGTCGCCACGCGGAACGGATTCGCGTGCAGCGCGCCGGCGCGCGGCACGAGCACCGTCGCCTCGTCGATGTCGACGGAGCGCGGCGAATAGACGGTGAGACGGTAAAACGGTTGATAGACGGTCACGCCGCGCGCGCCTTCGCGATCGTGTCAATGGACTTACCGCCAAACATGAACGGGCCGTATTTCGCGCGCGCTGTGGCCGTTACTTGTTTCGTGACGGGATTGTCGCCTTCATTGCAGAGATCAAAGGTGGGCCGCGTATAGCTTGCGGGAAAGGCTTCTGTCGTGCCGCTAAGCGATCCAGCATCCTCTGCGCCACCATTGATAGATCGAATGATGCGCGCGCGTCCTTGATCGTCCACATAACCAAGCAGCTCGAAGGTGTCGCCATACGCCGGAAGCGGACGTATCGAAGAACTGTCGCCGTGATTGAAGATGAAATTGCCGCCGGCCTCCCCGTACATGACAATTCGCTGGCCCACCCCGGCGGTGAAAACGCCGATGTTCATCAGCGTCGTGTAATCGATGGGGACGCTGCGCCAAATGCCTTTGTAGTAAAAGAAGACCGGCTGCGGGCGATGCGGATGCGCCCAGCCGAGGTAGTCGCCGCTCCGGATGACCGCCCCCGTGCCCGTGGAGATCGCGCTGCTCGCGAACGCCCCGGCCTCGAACTGGACCATATCCACCCAAACATCAAACACGCCCTGTGCACCGTTCGTGTAGAACGTCGGGACGACGGTGGCCGTGCTCGCTGGCGGCGTCCCCGTCCAAGTCAGCCGCTGCCATCCAGCAACGAGGGTAAGGTTCCCACTGACCGAGCTGCCATTCGCCGCCGGCGCGGATGTGTACCATTCGAGAATGATTCGGAAGATTTTCCCAACCGACGCAGCGGGCGCGTACACCCAAATCGAATGCGTGTAGGGCTGCCCAACCGTCACAGCAATTTTGGTCCCGGCGCGATTATTCCAGAAGCAGCCAGAGTTGTCCGCATTTGTGGTCGTGACCTTCAGTGCCCACGAGCCGCGCCGCACGTTGGTCGCGTCGCGCGTGATCGTCGCCAAGTTCTGTCCGCTGCCGACCGCATCCGTTTCATAATCCCCGTTCTCGATGAGGTTTTGGCGGGACGCCTCCAGCAGCGCCGTCTTGAGCGACCCCTCGTAATGGCGATCGCGCAGCACGTTGGCGGCTTCCGTGGCAAGAGGCTCCAGCCCCAGCAGTTTGGCGATCCGTGTTGCCTCGCTCGCCCGCGTGAACGTCGCCGCGACGGGGTCGGTTAAACTCGCGCCCGGCGCGTACTCGAACATGATCCCGCGCAGCGCCTGCCCGAACGGCACCGTCGCATTCGCGATCCGCAGCGCCTGCGCCAGCGTCCCGTCCTCTTCCGGCGTCGGGTCGGGATCGACCGGCTCCTCAAGCCAGCAGTTGGGCACCTGGAAATCGGGCGCGCTCACCGCATCCGGCACGAAGCTGAACATCCCGCCATCGCCCGCATACGTGAGGAACGCTTCGAATCCCGTCGGTGACTCCCAGCCGGAGCCGACACCGATCGGGTCGCTCCCATCCGCGCCCTCGACGTATCGGGCGACACCCGCCATCTGGAAATCCTTGCCTGTATCCCAGGTGTCGTAGCCCTGGCCCGGGATCCGCACACGCTGGCCGCCCGGGCGGTGCTTGCGTGTGGGCACGAACGAATCGATCGTCCACGCGAAGTCGAGCTGGTTCTCGAGGCCGGTACCCCACAGGATCCGCGAGCGTGGTGTCAGCATTAGTCCTCCAACTCGATGATGATCTGCCGAGTGTTGCGGGCCTCGGCGAACGCATCCGCGACGGACGCGACGAACTCGGGATCCTTGGCCAGCACGCGGGCGCTGCCCTTCAGCACGACGCGCAGCTCGCCCTGCTCCTGCTGCGCATTGCGCGCATTGCGCGTCGAGCCTTCCCGGCTCGCGCCGCCGGCGCTGCCCGGTCCGCCCCCCACCGCGCCCGCCGCGATGCCGGCGCCCAGCCCCACCGTCCCCATCAGCGCGGCCGCCTTGAAATACTGGGCCGCCGAGACCGCATTCTTCTGATCGGGGAAGGGGAACCAGCTGGCGGCCAAGGCCGCGAACCCGCGCGCCGTGTAGTAGGCGGCTTCATGGATCGCCGCCTTGGAGATCGCACCGAGCAGCCCGCCGAGCAGCGCGCCGGCCGAGATCTTGCCGCCTTCGACGATCGCTTGGAACACGGCCTCGAACCCATCGCCGAGCGCGGCGAGCGAGCCCGTCGCGAGATCGTCGAGGCTGCGGCCGAGCTCCTCGACCATGTCGATCGACAGGCCGAAGGTATCCGTCAGCCGGTGGGCGAGATCCTCCGCCGCGGTGAGCGCCTCGGTGTCGACGATGTCCCGGCCGGCGGGCGCAGGCGGCCGCCCGATCGGCGCGCGGCCGCGACCCCGCAACGTCGGCTCTTGCATCGTGGCCGCGGCTAGGAAACGCCGGCGCTGCTGGGCAAACTGGAGCTCGGCCTGCTGCGCGGCGACGAGGTCCAGGTGGGCCAGCGTCTCCTGGCGGATCGCCACGAGCGCGGCGATCCGGACCGGCGACATCTTCTCCGCCTCGAGCCGCAGGCGGAACTGCATGTCGGCATCCTGGCCGACGAGCGCCGCCTCGAGCAGGAGCTCGTCGCGATGCTTCGTGAATGCCTTCGTCTTCTCGTCCGAGTCCACGAGCAACAGTTGATTCAGCGCGTGCTGGATCCGGTTCTGCTCCTCGACGTTCTTCTCGACCTCGAGGGCCGCGTTCTCAGCCAATTCCTGGTGCGCGGCGGAGACGCCCGCGACCTCGCGCGCCTGGGCAAGCCGGATCAGCGCCTTGGTCTGCTTGTCATGGAGCGCAGTGGCCTGGCGCTCCAGCTCGAGCCGCTGTTGCTCGCGTTTGGCGGATTCGGGGATGACGCCGGCGGCCGCCTGGGCAATCGACGCGAACAGCTCGTCGTGGGCCTTCTTCGTCGCCTGGGCGGCGGCCGCCCAGTGGTTATACAGCGCCGTGACGCCGGCGACGCCCGCGGTAATCGCGCCCGCAATCAAGCCGCCCGACCCCATGAGCAGCGCGACGCGCGCCACGCTGCCCAACGACCCGCTGGCCCCCGTCGCGCCGGCGGCGAGCGACACGATCGCGTTCGTGAGCGTCCGCGTGCCCTTGAACGCGCTCTGCGTGTGCTGCGCCGTCTGATCCATGATGCCGCTGAACAGTGACAGCTCTTTGCCGCCGAGCTGCACGCCCTTGCGCTGGGCGATTGCTTCGGTGCGAGCCGTCTGCAGCGCGACCTGATAATCCTCGACCGAAATAATCCCGGCTTTGAAGTCCGCGGTCGCCGTGCGGACGTCGTCCTGTACGCGCTGCAGGAAGCCCTCGGTCGTGGTCGGTTGTGCGAGCTGCTCGGTAAATGCGGCGAGGGCGGCATCGGCCTCACTCGCCGCCGCGGTCACGCCGGCGAGATCCTGCTCGACGGCCGCCACGCCCGCCTCGGCGGCGTTCTTCGCGAGAAACTGGATCGTGACGTTGGCGTTGGGCGCAGTCATCGGATCAATCCATGCCCGGTGGCGGATAGGCCTCGCCGAGATGCGGCTCGAGCAGCCGGCTGGCGCGGGCCTTCGCGTCCGTGTCCGGCGGCGCGGGCTGCGCCAAGAGCTCGCCTACCTGGACGGCGGAGGCGAGCGACACACGCTGCATCGCAAGGATGCGGCGGAGCCGGCGGAACCCAGCGGTGAAGAGGCGCCATGGGATGATGTGATCGCTCGTCGGCCAGGCCGGACTCACGAACGGCATGCCCGGGTACGTCGCACAGAACTGGAAGACGGCCAGATCCAGGGAGATCTGGGCGCCCTGCGGGGATCGGCGGGAGGTCGGTCGGGCGGGGCCCGGAACGACCGCTACGCGTCGGCCCTGGGCGGTGAGCTGCTCCCAGGGGTCTGGGCCGGGTCCGTCTCCTCGTCCTGCTCGTCGACCGCGCCCTCGGCCCGCTGGGCGCGGTTCTTCACGAAAAAATCCTCGACCACCGCGAAGAACACGGGGCCGGGCAAGGCCAGGCCGGCACCAACACCGGCCTCATCGAATCCGAGCAGCTGCAGGATCTCGGTCTGTTTCTTCTCGACCTCCGCGGCCGCCACGCCGCGCAGCTCCGTCAACAGATCGAGCACGCGGCGGTGCTGCGTGTAGCTGACGACCCCGCCTTGGTGCGTCGTGCCCTGCAGATCCTCGAATGCGACCGGCTCCATCCCGGCCATCACTTCACTCGCCTTCACCACGTGCATCTGTCGGCCTCCTGTCGATACTGCGTCTAGTTGACCAAGCAGGTGTAGTCATCTTGGGCGCCCGGCGCGCTCACCGCGCACTCGAACGTCGCGCGCCACAAGGCCGCGGCTTCGTTGCCGATCTCTTCGACGCCGGTGCAGTACGCTTGTGGTGCTGAGAATTTCCAGCGGTTGTACTGTACGCTCGGATTGACCTGGAACTCAAGCAGCACGCCCTGCGACTGGTTCTGCAGCTCGTAGGGGTTGATCAATGAGGCCGTCGTCCACGGAGACGAGGTGTGTAGCACGCCGGCCTCGAACTCGACCACGACCTCCATGCGCCGCGCGCGCCCCATGCCGAAGCCGGCGAGCCGGCCCGCCGACGTGATCGCGCCGCGTGGGAAGATGTTCTGATTTTTCGCGCCCGTGATCTTCGAGACGATCGGCGCCGTGAAGAGTCCCATCGTCACCGTCACGCCGCCCGGCTCGGGCGGCAGCTTCGTGCCGTCATACCAGGTGATGTTCGGTGCGGCGACGTCGGTGGGCTCGGCCGAGAGCATCGCGCTGATCGGGAAGTCCCAATACGTCGCCTCTTGCTCGACGTCGACCATGAAGCCCCAATCGGCGTAGCCGCCGATCATCGGCCACTTCTGGCCGCGGCTGTAGCCCTCGGCGACGAGCGAGGTCCACGTCGGTCCGGAGATCGGCGCGAAGGTCCACTGCGGCGTGGGCGCCGCGCTGAACGTCGCCGAGTGGCCCGACACCAGCATCATCGTGTGCAGGCCGTCGGGCAGGAACGTCGAGGCCCCATAGGCGCTTTGGAGCCCGCGGAACTCCGTCGAGAGCGGGAAGGTGATGATGCGCCCGCCCGGGCGGACGCGCCGGCCCGGGCCGGCGCTCGCGATCTGGAACGGCCGCGCGCCCGCGACGCGGTAGCTGCGCGTCGCCTCGGCCGCCTGGCGCATGAGGATGCCGTCGGTCGCCGCCGACAGCGCGCCGCCACCGCCATAGGACGCCTCGGCTTTGCCCATCAGGCCGAGCAAAATCAGCTGCTTGTTGCTGGACATGGCTTAGTCCTCCGAAGCGGCCGCCCGCCGCGGTGGCTTCCTGATGGCTGCCCGCTTCGCCCGCTCGGCCGCGAGCCAGTGCTCGATCGCGGCCGAGCCCTCTGTGAAGACGGACACCGGGATCTCGACGGTCTCGCCCTGAGGCTCGAGCTCGACGAAGACGTTCGAGCCGCGCTCGGGCTGGTCCTGCTTCGCGTCTTCGCTCATCGCTGCCTCCCTAGAGCCCCATCGGTTTGGCGTCGCGCGCCTTGTAGACGATCCGCACCGCGGCCATTGCCGCCGCATCGGGCACCATCTGGAACGTCGGCCCCCAGTTCACCTCGGCGGCGACCGTGAGACAGATCGCATTGCGCACCCGCTTATTCGCGTTCTCGCCGAGCAGTAGGTAGGCGAGCGACATCACGATCGCGCGGCACACATAGCGGCCCTCTTCGGCGGCCATCGGCTCATCGAACTTCCGCGTCACCCAGCGGATCGCGACGGGCAGCAGCAGCGCGCGCTTCTTTGTCGTGATCCCGCCCGGGAACGCCATCGGGTCGGGCGTCGTCGCCCCGCCATCCTCTGCCACCACGAGGCAGGGCGTGTTGAGCTTGGGCTTCTCGCCCGCCACTTCCTTGTCGCGCGTGACGTCATAGACCTTCACAATCCGCTGCGGCTCGGGATCCCCATCGTCGCGCGGCACCTTCGGCAGCATCGCGTTGATGCCGCGATCGACGCCCTGGTAGTCCTTCAGCTTTCCCGACAGCCAGTCCGCGGTGATGCGGACGTCTTCGTTCACGGATTCCCCTGTGCCTGCCGCTCCACGTCGGCAACAATCGCCTGCGTCAGCTCATTGACGTAGGCCGGCGGCAGCTGCGGCGGCACGAGCGGCCGGGCCGGCACGGCACGCGGGGTCTCAAAGCGATTCGGATACGAGCCGCCCTTGAAGTGGATCCGGCCCCAGCCTTTGACCGTGAAGCCGCTCTGGTGCAGCGCCGCTTTCGGATCCGCGGTCCCGCGCGTGTAGTGATCGGGCGTGATCTCTTCGATGCCCATCGGCGCGGGCGCGTTCACGAGCGAGGCCCAGAGATGATTCTCGAACCGCAGGATCCCCATGTCCGCGCGGCCGAACCGGGCCTTGTACGCGATCGTCGCGGGCGACAGCGGCGCCCAGGGCGTGCCCCCTTCTGCGCCCGCGGTGGCGAACTGGCGCTCGAAGAAGCGCGAGACGAGCGGGCGCGCCGTGTCGACCCACACGCGCCGTAGATCCAGGATCGCGGCGCGCACCCGCTTGATCAGCTCGCGCGCGGGCGTGAGATCGATCGACAGGTTGAAGCCCGCCATTCACAGCACCCAGGCCGGCTCGCGCGTGTCGTGCTTGCGGAGCCAGCGATCCCAGCCCTTGGGGAACGGCTCGTCGGCCGAGTCGCGATAGGCGCGGCTCATGCCGTCGCGGTTGCCCTCACTCTGCACCGCAGGGTCGCGGCTCCAGCTGCGGCACCGCCACTTGATCACTTCGGCGATCGCGCGCCGCAGATCCACCTTGAGGTCGGGATCGACCGACGCGTGGTCGGCGTCTTCCTGGTAGCCATGCAGGAAGACGTAGAGGCCGTCGCCCACCAGCGTTGCCTGTCGATCCGTGAGCAGCACAACCACCGGATCCCCCTCGCCTACGGCCGGGAACTGCGCGGTATAGCGCAGATCCGGCGCGCGCTGAGTGTAGCGATTGATGATGTCCGCTTCGGCCTCGGCGGCGACGTCGACCAGGTCCTGCGCTTCCCGGAACTCGGGCGGCAGCAGCGCCAGGTGCGTGACATCGTTGGGGTCGAAGTAGGTGGTCATCGGTCCTCATTACTGGTTCGATGCCGGGCCCGACGCGAAGATCCGGTCGTACAGCTCCTTCTTCATGCCGCCGGTCTCGAGGCCCAGGCGCTTGGCCTCGGCGACGAGCTCGTCCTTCGTCAGGTCGTCGAGCGTCTTGGGCTTGGAACCACTGTCGCTCGCCGCCTTCTCCTCGAACTTCGTGTGACTCTTCGGATCGAAGTCGGCCTCATTGATCAGCCGGCCGCCCGCCACGTCCGTGTCCACGATCCGCACCGTCGCTACGCTACCGTCGCCCATGTCGTCGATCTCCTCAAACGTCGTGAAAGGTTAGAAACAAAAACGGGGAGGCGCGCGGCCATGCCGGCCTCGGCCTCCCCACGTACTGCTACAGCATCAACCCATGACCCGGCAGGCGAACTCCGGGCGAACCAACTCGCCCCCGGCCAGGATGTCGAACGAGTACTGCACCTGGCGGTGCTGCCGCGTGATCTCGAGGCGCAGGGCGAGCCCGGAAACGGGATCGACCTCGGACTGCACGATGCCGCCGAGCGCCGGATCCACCGTCTCCAGGAGGGGTCGCGAGGCGAACGCGATCGCATCGCGGTGCGACAGGATGTTCACGACGTGCGTCGCCGTCAGGGTGACCGTCTCGCCGCCGGCCTTCGAAACGCGCAGCCCGGGGTAGATCGACACGTTGGTGTTGCCGACGGCCAGCGTGACGTCCGCCAGCACGACGTAGGTGTTCGTGTCGCCCGAGAAGGTGAGGATGTCGCCGCGGACGAGTGGCGTGGTGGCCGTCGCCTTCGCGATCGAGACGGTGGTGACGCCGATCGCGTGCGCGCCGTTGACCGTCGTCGCGCCACCCGACAGCGGCGTCGACGTGTGCGTGCGCACGTTCTGATCCAGCCACCACTGCGCGCCGTACTTGAAGCCGATCTGGCCCATCACGACGCCGCTCTGATCGCCGACTTTGTCTGCTTCGAAGAAGCGAGCCAGCTCCAGCGCGTTGGCTTCGGCATCGGGATCGAGCACGATGAAACGATCCCCGAGCGGCGTGGTTTCCTTGTTCAGGAGCTTGCGCGCGTTCTTGAACGCGACGGTGTCGGACACGAACGGCGTGGTGCCCGCGGTGCCGGCGATGTTGAAGATCCCGCGCTCGGCCGGGTTCCGATCGCCGCGGTAGAGTCCGAGGATGAACTGGTCCACGGCGTTGGCGAGCGACTTGATCGCCTCGGAGGCCTGCATCGGCAGAATGCCCGCATCGACCTCGAGGAGGTCTTTGTCGGTGAGGAAGAACGGCGCTTCCTTCCAGAAGTCCATGGTGACGCCCACCGAGGTCGGGACGCTATCCACGGACGTGGGCGGCACGACGGCGGGCGCCACGTCGCGAGCCGCGATCGCTGAGGGGATGGGCACGTCGATGGTCGAGCCCCGCTTGCCGGCGAGTGTCTCCAGCTGGCGGTTGACGAGCCGCGGCATGATCGAGTTCTGTCGCAAGGCCATGAGGCCCTGCGCGAGCAGTTTCGGCGTGACCGCCGCCAGGCTGTTAACCATAAAGGGTGGTTCTCCTTAATGGGCCCGCAGCCTGTCCGACCGTCGGGCGGTTGTTACTTCTGGTACTTGACTTCGCCCTTCGCGATCTTCTCGGCGTTCCGCGCAAAAGCGTAGGGATCCCCTCCGCCTTCCACGACGCCGGTCTGTGTCGCCCGGCCTTGGTTCTGCAGGTTCGGGCCGCGCTGCTTCTGGTCGATCAAGAACGCTGCGTTGTCCTTGTTGCCGATCCACTCGGCGACGTGCTCTTCCGGCGTCTTGTACGGCACCGGCGCACCCTCGGCCGGCTTCGCGGCATAGGCGAACCGCTCGCCATCCCGCACGTAGTAGTCCTGCGTCTCCGGCTCGAGCGCGAAGGCTGGTTCGAGCATCGCCACGAGGGGCGCGACCGCGCCGCGCGTCGGCGGCTTCAGGAACTGCGGCGCCACATACCCCTGCGCCGCTGCGATTAGCCGAGCGTGTAACCCACCACGCCGCAGACCGTCGATCGTGCCCTTGGCCTTGCCGAGCTCGTCGGTGACCGGCTTGAGCACCTTCGTATCCCACTCTTTTCGCGCGGCCTCGACGTCAGCGGCACTCTTGCCCGGCTTGATGCCCCAGGTCTCGATCGCGCGCGTCTTGAACTCCTCATCCTCGAGCAGCTCGTCCGGCGTCTTCAGGCCCTGCGCTTTCTTGCGGAGCTTAGCGAGCTCCGAATTGTGCACGGCCTTGGCGACGAACTGATCGGCGACTTCGGCCTCGGTGTAGACGCCTTCGAGCTCGACCTCGATGTCGGCGTTGTTGTGCTGGACCTTGAACTTTTTCCCGGCCATTTGGAGCCTCACCTTTCGCGCCTGGTGGATGGCGGATGCTGCCTCCCGGGAGCCGCCGGGGCGGAAAATGAAAAGGCCGAGCGCGTCGCCGCGTCTCGGCTGATTCACCTGCTGGGATTGTCTCCTGCTGAGCGTCAACGGTAATAACTCGCGCGCGCGCGCGCAAGCGCGTTACGTCGGCGGGCGCCAGGGCGCGTCTTTATCCGGATCGTCGGAGCCGAAGTCGTCCATCCGAATCCAGATGCGGTTCAAGTACCACGCGACGATCGCCACATCATGCGAGAAGCCGCGTGCTTTGAAGATGGGCCAGATCTCGCGATCGAACTGGTCGAGATACGCGCCCAGCCCCTCCTGTGCTTCTGGAATGAGCAAGGGATCGGGTTGCTCGCGCGGATCGTCGATCACGCCGCGCTCGCGAGCTCGCCGAAGCGAATCGCGTCCTCGGCCAGCGCGCGGATCCGCGCCGCGGCCGCCGGCGTCAGCCGGTCCTCGAAGTCGAGATCGACCGCGTGCGCCGACACGAGGCGACTGGGGTTGGGCTTCGGCTGCTGCGCCAGCGCGTACGCGCGCGGGACCGGCCGGCGTTCGCAGCGATCGAACGGGTGGGGCGGGGCGGGCACCTTATTAACCGGGTAAATACCCGGTCCCAGGCCGAAGAAGTCGCCGCCGGCGAGGATGTCGCACTGGTCCGGCGTGACCTGGCTGCCGCGATCAGGCGAGAGCGTCCACTGCACGGCGCCGACGAAGGGGTCGGCGCGGAAGTGCTGAATCTCCGCTTCGCCGCGGGCGTTGTGGATCTCGGTGAAGGCGATCCGCTCGGCGTTGTAGCGCATCGTGCGGGCGGCGCCGCGCAGTTCGGGCGGGATCTGGTTCAGGTCGAGGCCGTTTGCAGACGTCTGGAATGCGTCCTGGAACGGCTCGGCGCCGAGCACGTAGCGGCGCAGCCGGCGGGCGAGCTCGGGCGCGCTCATGCCCTGCGCGATCGCCTGGCGCACGATCGCCGCCGCTTCCGCCGCGGCCTGGTTGGACCGGCCCCGGATCAGGGTTTGCCAGGTCCGGGACGCGTTCAGGCTCTCGAACTGGCCCAGCATGGTGACGGGCGGGAGGCGCAGGCCGCCGACCAGCGCCGTCGGGATGTCTTTCGCGCGCGCGATCCGGAGCATGGCGTCTTTCCAGATCGCCTGCGTGTCGGTGAAGGAGAGACTCCGGCCCTCGGTGGTGGCGCGCTCGAGCGCCCGGGCCAGGTCCTCGGCCGCGCGCTGCAGGATCTGCTGGGACGTGACGATCGCTTGGGGATCCGCGCCGGCGGCGGCCGCGACGCCCAGCTGCGCTGCGAATCGCTCGAGCGCCTGGATGATGGCGCGCGCGGCCGCGCGATCGAGGGCGGCCATCTGCCGGCGCGCGGCGAGCAGCGCCGCCTTGTACAGCGTGAGCGCCAGCGAGGCCATTTACTCGTCCACGATGGTGATGCTGACGGGTCGTACGGGGAGACCGTCGAATGCCTTCGCGATGGCGTCTACGAAAGCGGGATCGAGGCGGCAGGCTTGTGCGACGATCACGTCGTCGCGTCCGTGACGCCCTGGTCGAGCTGCAGCGTCCCGAGCTCAGGCGTCGCAATCTCGCCGTTGTCCAGCTTCACCTGGATGTCGTAGAAGAATCGCCGCGCCGCGCCGACCTGCGCGCTCTGCACCGCGGTGACTGTGAACGTCAGCGCGTTCGCCGCCACACCGGAGGCGTCGACGATCTGCCCTTGTGAGGTCGGGGTCGTGGTGATGGTGAGCTGCAGCTTGGCCGCCGCGTCGAGATCCGTCTGGTTCTGCTTGATCGTGAGCCAGGCCTTCGCGAGCGTCCGTCCCGCCGGCAGATCCGGCACGGCCCGGCGGACGCTGAACGCATCGCCGGCCGTCTGATCGCGGATCTTCGCATTCTTAATCGCCATGGACCCTAGCCTCCGGACGGGTACGGGCTGCCGCCGCTGTTCACGGGATAGCGAGCCGTGGCATCGTCGCGCAGGAACGTGATGAGCAGCGACGCCGTGATCGCCGGCGCCGGCACGCGAAACCAGGCCACGACAGGCGCCGGCGTCGCGAACTGGGGCTGCCCACTGAGGACCTCGGGGGTCGCCACGACCCAGCGGGCGACGACCGCAGCTGGCGTGAGCACGCGGACACCCTTGAGCAGCGTCGGCGCTGGCACGACGGCGCGGTAGATCACCGGCCCAGCGGCGAGCGTGACCGCGCCCTTGATGATGGTCGGCGTGGCGATCGCGAACCGGGCGGCCACCGGGCTCGGCGTGAGGATCCGGGCGTTCGAGAGCGTCGGCGTCGCGACCAGCCACCGGGCCGCGACCGGGTTCGGCGTCAGGACAATCGCGCCCTTCAGGATGGTGGGCGCGGGCACGATGAACTTTGCCGCGACCGCAGAGGGCGTCAGGACGACGGCGCCCTTCAGCAGCGTCGGGGCGGCGATCGCGAACCGGGCCAGCACGGGGCTCGGGGTCAGCGTGGTGCCCATGGTGACGGTGGGCGCCGCGATCGCGAAGGTGGCCACGACCGGCGACGGCGTGACTGTCCTGACGTTGCTGATGGTCGGGGCTGGGACCACGAACTTCCCGACCACGGCTGATGGAGTGAGAGTGCGGGTGCCTTTGACTAGCGTCGGCGCCGGCACGACGAACCGTGCCACGACGGGCGTCGGGTTGACGGTCGCACCCGCATCGGTGGCGACAAAGTCGGGATCGTTGATCCCGAACTGGTTCAACTCAGGATCGGACAGTCCCTGTGGATGCAGCTGGGGATCGGAGAGGCCCGGGCGATTCATGTGCTTCTACTGTGCGACACGCTGTTGCGAGGACACGGGAGAGTTGACGATCAGCGACTCTTCCTGCCAGAACATTGGCCGCTCCGCCCCCACCCATACCGGATGATGCCCAGCGCCGCTCTTATCCTTGATGTCGTCATTCTGGACCTGTGCGAGCGTTAATTGGGCATCGTAATACTGGAAGCCGCGCAGGACCGCGTTGGGGCATTCGAACCCGACATTCCACGGGGCGTCACCCACGATAATAGCCGGGTTGGCGGCAT